CAGTCAAACGATGTTGTTTCCGCTTTACACCAAATTGCGCAAATTGCAGAAGATCATTTAACTGTTACAGCAATTCCAGATAAATCTGCTAATGGCGATTTGCGTGCTGGATATAATTACGTATTTACTGCTAGTCAATCATGATTAACAAACCAAGTGTATCTTCTCTAGTAGCTTCTCAGTTACCTGAGTTCGTTAGAGAAGATTACCCAACATTCGTTGCATTCCTTCAAGCATATTATGCTTATTTGGAACAAAATAACCCAGATCTGAAAACAGTCAGAGATCTGGACACAACATTAGATTCATTCATTAAAAACTTTAAGAATGAATTTGCGGTTAACATGCCGCAAGTCTTTAATAATGAACGATTCTTATTACAGCATATTAAAGATCAATACTTGGCTAAGGGTTCTGAACCATCGTTCCAATTATTGTTTAGATTGTTATTCAATAAAGACGTTGCTATTGATTATCCAGGTAAACAGATGCTACGTGCTTCTGACGGTAAATGGAATCAGGACGTTTCTGTTTTAGCAAAAGTAACAGCTGGTCACCCAGACCAAATTGTTGGTAAGATGGTTGACATCGTCACCCCAACAAAGGTTATTCGAGTTCTTATCGATCGTCGTCAATACATTGAAATTGAAGTAGAGCGTGTTGTTCAAATCGCAGACGACATTTATGAATTTTACATAGATCGTAGATTCTTCGGTAACATCAATATCGGTGACAAGATGCGTTATAAAAATGACGCTGCTGGAATTTATTTTACTGCTGAGATCCAAGCCACCACCGCAAAGTTAGAAGTGCAAGAACCTGGAACTGGTTTTAAGGTTGGACAACTTTATAACATTAGAAACGGTAAGGGTACTGGTTCTATTATGAAGGTGACACGTGTCAACACTACTGGTGGTATTCTTGCAGCTGAATTCATTAAGTTTGGTGTTGGTTATACAACAGATTTCACCTCAACAATTTATGCCGATCTTGGTCAAGATGCTGCAGGAACTGGTGGCTCTTCCCTTTCTATTATTGGAACTACCGTAAACATAACTGAATCAACTGATGGTTTCCAAGAAAGTGGTTATATCAATAAATCTGACTATGCTGTCGGTACTGCTATTGATGGTACATATGCTGGTGAAGTTATCCGTGAATTCGGTGGAGACGTAGCAGGTTTTTCTAGCCCATATGACCCAGCTGTTGTTAAAATAGCTCTTGGACCTCTTGGTAAGTATCCAGGATATTATGTTAATAACGATGGTTTCTTGAATGATGCTATTTTTATTCAAGATAGCCGTTACTATCAAGCATACTCGTACGTTATTAAAATTGACGAGCGTTTAGACACTTATAAATCTGTAGTCAAATCTCTCGTTCACCCAGCTGGTATGGCTGTTTTTGGTGAATATGATGTTAGAAATGAATTCGACATCTCAATTGCGTTAGAATCTATGATCAAGATCATGGCTCTGGCTGCAAAAGACTCGGTTACTATTGGACATGATATTCCATACATATTCTTAACTAAAGGTTTCGATGATATTGGATATGCGACAGAGGCTATTAGTACACTAGGTTTTGGTAAGAGTTTAACTGATTCTATTAGCACTCCAACTGAGTCTATTACGGATAAGACGTTCAGTAAAGTTCTATCATATAACCATACATTATATAACGGAACCACTCTTGATACTGAGAGCATCACACCAACCGATGATATTTCTACCAAAGGTTTTGGTAAACGATTAGACGATTATCCAGTCCCTTCTGATGCGATCTCTAAGTTTGATATAACTAAAGGACTAGATGATACGCCAGTTATTACTGATGCACCTGCCTATACGCTGACTAAATATATGGACAGCACTGTTGATTTCGCAACTATGCAGGATTCTGGTGGTTTTATGAACATAAACCCATATGCCGAGGCAGGTTGGTTCGGAGAACAATACGTCGGCACCCCAATCAATTTCTAATAGGAGATACTTATGGATCTAAATGAAGGCTTAAAAATGAAAGGTGAATTGACAATCATTCACCGTGATGTTGATGGCAACGTCAAAAATTCTATTCACGTACCAAACCTAGTTGTTACTGCAGGTAAAAACTTTATTGCTTCACGCATGACTGGTACTACTTTAAACCCAATGTCTCACATGGCTATTGGAACAAGTAACGCCACTCCAGCTGTTGCTGACACTACTTTGACTATTGAAGCTGGTCGTGCAACTTGTACTGGTTCTACTACAAACAACCAAGTTACTTATACAGCTACATTTAACGCTGGTGTTGGTACTGGTGCTATTGTTGAAGCTGGTATTTTCAATGCTGCTTCAGCTGGTACTATGTTGTGCCGTACTACTTTCCCAACTGTTACTAAACAAGCAAGCGACACTATTGCTATTACTTGGGTTGTTACTGTAAGCTAATCTTTTAAAAGAGCGTAAATGTCTAGTACATCCTCACTACTGAAGTCAGAGTTACACACGTCTATCTCTGAAGGTTTATTTAACGAGATTCAGACACGTCAATCTCGTTACTATTACTTCTTGGGCAAAACTTTGTCCTGGGACGATGAACTCAACCCTCCATATCCAATCGATTCTCTGGATTATACTTTCGATACTCGTAATGAAATTATTACGATGAAAGAAATTAAATCTACTGATGTTGCATATGTAATTGATCGAATCAACTGGGTTTCTGGTACAGTATATGACATGTATGATGACAACTATAGCGATACTCTAGATGGCATTAATTTGCTATCTGGAGGGTATGGATATGCAGATCCACCAACTGTTACAATTACTGGTGGCGGTGGAACTGGGGCTACGGCTGTTGCAAGTATTGCTAACGGTATTGTGATTGATATTAATATGACTAATTATGGTCGTGGATATACATCAAACCCAACAGTAACTTTGAGTGGAGGTGGTGGCGAAGGCGCAGCTGCTTCTGCTCGTGTTAATAAATCATATACTGGCGCTCAGAAAATGGAGTCTGCCAAGTTCTATGTTGTTACTGATGAATATAACGTATATAAGTGTTTGGACAATAATAACGACGCAGCTTCTACTTACAAACCAATCGGTACCACTGTTGACCCAGTAACAATGCCTGATGGTTATATGTGGAAGTATATGTACAGTATTCCTATTGCTCTTCGCAATAAATTCTTTACAGATGTTTACATGCCAGTTGTAACTGCACTGCGTGGGCAGTTTTATTCAAGTGGTGCATTAAGTGCTATCAAGATTGATAGACAAGGTAAAAATTACACATACGCCAACATTACTGTTAACGGAGATGGATCTCGTGAAAGCGATCCTCTGTTCTTAACTGGTTATCAAATAACAAATGGTGGTTCTGGTTATACTTCTGGTGCTAACGTATCCTTCAGTGACCCATTTTCAGCTAATACTTGGGTCTCTGGTGTTGCGGTATTACTTGGACAGAAAGTTAAGTACAATGGTAACATCTATGAAGTTGCTATTACTGGAACATTAAACACCCCAGCCCCAACTCATAAGTCTGGTGTTGTTGCAAACGGAACAGCTGCTTTAAAATATATTGGAACAACAGCAAAAGCTACTGCTACTGTAACCAGTGGTGTTGTAACTGCTATCAATCTTATCGGTTCTATTCGTGAGGTTAGTATAACTTCAGGTGGTTCTGGTTATACTTCTGCACCAACAGTAACATTCTCTGGTGGCGGTGGCAGCGGAGTTATTGCTTCTGCACTGACATCTGGCACTTCTGTATCTTCAGTTGCTATTAGTGATGCTGGTGACAACTTTACAAGTATTCCATCGGTAGTTTTTGGTACGCAGTGGACTGCTTCTACTGCATATACTGTTGGAACACAGATTTTTTATTCTAGTCGTTTATACACTGTAACTACTGCAGGTACTACCAGCTCTACTGCTCCAACTCATACTACTGGTGCGGTCGCTAACGGTACTGCAACTCTAACATACGTTGGTTCTCCAGCATCTGGAACAGCGATTATGAGATATGGTGCTGGTTATTCTTCACTACCGACAGTGACTATTACTCCTGTCTCTGGTGGATCAGGTGCTGCTGCGTATCTATCTGGAACAAAGTCTGAGGCAAAACTATTACCAATTTTGAGTGGTGGCGCTTTGGTTGGAGTTCAGATCGATAATGGTGGTGTTGGATACACATATGCCAACCTATCAGTAACAGGAGATGGTACTGATGCGACTCTTTCTGCGGACTTGTCTCCAGGTGATGTTTCGACATTACAAGCCAACACAGAATTGTTGACTGTTGATGGAAGAATTATGTCTTGCAGAGTCACTTCTGGTGGATTTGGATATTCTGGTGCTACAGTGACTATTGATGGTGATGGTACTGGTGCTGCTGCTACTGCAACTGTTCTCAATGGTAAAATCATTAAAATTACAATGACTAGCTATGGACAAGGTTATCGCTGGGCTAAAGTCACAATTAGTGGTGGTGGCTATGGAGCCAAAGCACGTGCTATTATGACAGACTATGGTGGTCATGGTAAAAATTCTATTGCAGGTTTGTACGCAAGATCTTTGATGTTCTACACCAATATTTCCAAAGACCTTAACCAAGGATTCTCAGTTAATAACGACTTCCGTCAAGTCGGCATTATTAAAAACCCTCGTAAATATGCGTCAACATACAACGCAGAAGCATCTGCTCTGTCTGGCTGTTGGGTTGTTAATGGTGCTATTAACGTGGCTCAATTCTTTCAAGATCAAATTATCTACTTGGCTCCAAGTAATAGAAGATTTAGAATAGTTAATTTGAGTTCTACATCTGCTTTAGTGCAATCATTAGATAATGCTACTCCAACTGTTGGTTCTGTGTTTACTAATGATTCTTCAAATACATTCAGTGTTGCTGGAGTAACTCCTCCAACAGTTGATAAATATTCTGGTGAAATTCTGTTTATAGATAACAAACAAGCATTTACACCAACTGCTGACCAAACAGTTACTCTTAGAACTGTTATAAAATTCTAATAAATAATAGTAACTAATCTTTAAAGATAGAGTAAAAGATGATCGATTTCAATACCGAACCATATAATGATGACTATGCCGAGGACGATAAATTCTATCGAATTTTATTCCGTCCTTCGTTCGCAGTTCAAGCACGTGAGTTAACCCAACTCCAGACAATCCTACAACAGCAAATTGCACGCACAGGCGACCACCTATTTAAGCAAGGTGCGATGGTTATTCCTGGACAAATTTCTTTGGACTTGGATGCTGAGTATATTAAACTAGTCCCTCTTTATAATGGTGTAGCTGTTGAAACCTTCATTAACCAGTTGCAAGGCGCAACCATCGTTGGACAAAGTCAGTCTTTAAAAGCAACTGTTATCAAGACGCAAAGTTCTAGCCCAACAGATCCAACAACTTTGTATGTTCGTTACATTAACTCTGGTAACAACGGAACAACAAAGAGATTCTCTAATGGTGAAGTAATTACTACTGCTGATGGTCTGTATTCATTCCAAGCAGTTTCTGATGATGCTACGGGACAAGGTTCTATCTGTACCATCGAACGTGGCGTTTACTATGTTAATGGTTTCTTCGTTCTTTGCGATAAACAGTCTCTTGTTCTCGAGAAGTATAGCGTTACACCTTCTTATCGTGTTGGTCTAAAGGTTACTGAGACTATTGTAACACCAGAAGATAACGAACAGCTTTTAGATAATGCGCAGAACAGCTATAACTTTGCAGCTCCTGGAGCACATCGTTACTTTATCGATTTAACTTTAACTAAAATTGCACTGACAGATACTGCAGACAAAGATTTTATTGAGTTGTTGAGAACTGACGAAGGTGTCAATCAGAAGATTGTTAACAAAACTGAATACGCTTATCTAGAGAAAACTCTGGCTCGTCGTACTTATGATGAGTCTGGAGATTATACTGTTCGTGACTTTGCAATTGATGTTCGTGAACACCGCACTAACAAACGTGGCACTTGGACATCTAACACACCAATTTTAATTGGTGATGTAATTACTTACGGATCTAATACATATTTCGCTAAGAATAGCGGAACAACAGCTTCTACTCCACCAACTCATACTTCTAGTTCTGCGTATGACGGTCCAGGTAACACAGGTATTAACTGGCAGTATACAACATCTCCAACATATAATCGTGGTATTTTCATGGAAGGTGATGAGTCTAAACTCGCCATCGGTCTGGAGCCAGGAAAAGCATATGTTCGTGGTTATGAAGTAGAGAAAACTGGAACTGAATATGTTGCGGTATCAAAGGCACGTGAATACTCTCAGGCAGATAATGCTTATCTGTATCCTGAAATGGGTAGCTATGTTCTAATAACAAACCTATATGGCACTCCACCAATCACAACTAATGGTCTAATCAACCTACGTGACCAGTTAACTGTAACACGTGATGTTGCAGCAGGTAGCGTTGTTGGTACTGCTCGTGTTCGTGCTATTGAGTGGGACAATGGAACTATCGGTTCTACAACTGCCACGTACAAATTGTTCTTGTACAATATTACAATGAACAGCGGTAAAGAATTCAATCGTCACGTTAAACAACTTGAATTGACTTCTTGGGGATTTACAGCAGACGTTAGCCCTGTTACAACTGCACTCATCGGCTCTGTTACTGCAGCAGGAACAACATCAGTAACTGGTACAGGTACTTCTTTCTTGACTGATTTAGTTGCTGGCGATTATATTTACGTCGGTGGCGCTGGTTATCGTGTTGCTTCTATTGCATCACAAACATCTCTAACACTTGGAACTGCTTTAACTGCAACTGGTTCTGCTTACTCTTTAGTCAAGAGTAAGATTGTAGACTCAGACAAAGACGCTCTAATATTCAAACTGCCATATAGAATGGCACGTGGTTTGAGAAGTTCTACTGGAACTAACGATACATCATATACTGTTATGGGTGTATTCTCTGCGACTTGTACAGCTGGTGTTGTTCAGATTTCAACTTCTTCTGGTTCTTTTGCCTCTGGTGCTGTAACTGGAAACTACATCTTAACTAGCAACAGCAACGGCGATGTTATTCTACCAACTAACGTGGCAAATAACGGAACAAGCTGTTCTATCACTATTAGCACTGCATACAACGGACAAACTATTACTGTCGTTGCTGCAGTCAACAAAACAGGTTCTCTGTCCACTGAAAAGGCTAAAACTCTTGTAAGTGGTGCAACAAAGACGTTTACAACTCTTGCTACTGCAAGCCCAACAAGACTTTATCTTGGTAAAGCTGATGGTTGGAGATTAACCAGCGTCAAGATGGACACAGGTTCTTTCTCTTCACCATCTGGAACATACACGATCGATATTACAGACCGCTATACGTTTGATGATGGTCAGCGTTCTACGCACTATGATCTGTGCTCAATCGTTTTGAAAGATGGATATATTCCACCTTCTGCACCAATTTTAGTTGAGTTTGAATATTTCAACCACTCTAATGGTGACTACTGTTCTGTAAGTTCTTATCCATCAACTGTAGCTTATACAGACATTAATCCAACTCTTCGTGATTCCCTAGACTTCCGTCCAAGAATGAACGATGATGGTACAACTTTAACGATTACTCAGTTGCCGAAACGTGGCTCTAATGTGACTACAGACTTCACATATTACATGCCACGTAAAGAAAAGATTGCTATCGACATTAACGGCAACTTCTTTAATGTTTCTGGTTCTTCTTCTCTATCTCCAGGTGAACCTTCAGATCCTTCTACTGGTATGGTTCTTTATAAGTTGTCTCTAGATGCTTATACTGGAACTACTGATTCTCTATTGATTGAAAAGCAAGATAACAAGCGTTATACTATGCGTGATATCGGTAAGCTGGAAAAGCGTATCGATAACTTAGAGTACTACACGTCTCTATCAATGTTAGAGCAACAGACTGAGTCTTTCAAGATCACAGACTCTACTGGTTTGGATCGTTTGAAAAATGGTTTCATCGTTGACAATTTTGCAGGTCACGCTGTAGGTGGAACAACATCACCAGACTATATCTGTTCTGTTGATATGGAAAAAGGCGAACTGCGTCCATTCTATACAATGCAAAACGTAAATATGATTGAGAAGAACATTAACGATTCTCAACGTAGTGCTGCAAAGTATCAAATTAATGGCGATGTAATTACTCTCCCAATTCTAAGTCACGTCCCAATGATCAAACAAGAGTTCGGCTCTCGTTTGGAAAACATCAACCCATTCGCAGTATTCACTTTCATCGGTGACGTTAAATTAACACCTTCTAGTGATGATTGGTTCGAAACTAATCGTCGCCCAGATATTGTTAATAACATCGAAGGAAACTTTACAACAGTTGCCACTTTAGCGGAAAAGTCTGGCGCTCTGGGTACTGTTTGGAATGCTTGGCAAAACCAGTGGGCTGGTCAACCAGTTTCTTCAGGCATTCAGACTTATGAATCTGATCGTCGTAGTGGTGATGGTGGCGCTGCACTTGATGCTAAATTCGGTATTGGACCAGCTGCTTCTGGTTGGGCGCACCGTATTGTTAAAGCCGAAGTTACTGCGCAACAAATCGGGCAATCTAGATCTGGTATAAAGACTTCTTTGGTATCCAAGGTAGATCGTCAGATCGTTGCAGACCGTACTCTTTCTACAGCAGTTATCCCTTACATTCGTTCTAGAAACATTCTAGTTCAAGTTCGTGGTCTGAAACCATCAACAAAATTCTATGCATATTTTGATGATGTTAGCATTGGTGCTTATATTACACCAACTTCTAAAATAACTTACACTTCTGGATCTGGAACTTTCTTCTGGGAAAATAACGTCGGTGGTCTTTCTTCTGAAACTGCTCGCCGTATTAATGGTGATTCTCAGTGTTGCTTAACACGTGGAGACGTTATTACTGGAGTTACTTCTGGCGCTACAGCTGTTATTACTGGTTTGGAAACTGATCCAGATACTGGCGTTAAAGCAATGTACGTTGCTAACGTAATTGGAACATTCCAAGCTAATGAACAGATTACTGGTTCAACAAGTAACGCTACTGGAACTATTACATCCATATCTCTGAAGACTCTTGGTGGTGACATCGTCACTAACAAGAACGGTAACGTAGATCTGATCTTTAACATTCCAAACACTGATGCGGTTCGTTTCCGTACAGGTAATCGTGAGTTTAAACTGGTTGACTCTGTTACTGCAACTGGTGAGTATACATCCCGTGGTCGCACTTCTTATCGTGCAGAAGGTATTGTTGAAACCAAACAAGCTACAGTTAATGCTGTAAGAAATGCAGAGCTTGTGCAAGAAGTTGTTGGTGATAACAGAACTATCATCGAAACTACTCAGCGTGTAATTTCTGACACTGGTTGGTATGATCCTCTTGCTCAAACATTCTTGGTCGACAATAAGGGTGGTGCGTTCTTAACTAAGGTTGACATCTTCTTTGCAACTAAAGATGATCGCATTCCAGTTACTATGGAAATTCGTGATGTTGTTAACGGATATCCAGGTAAGCGTGTTCTACCATTCTCTCGTGTGACTTTGAACCCAAGCCAAGTTAATATCTCCAACAACATGGTTGATTTGGATGGAGTGAGCACACCAAAGTATGATACTCCAACAACATTTACATTCCCATCTCCTGTTTTCGTTCAGGATGCTTCTGAATACTGTATCGTTCTAATTTCTGACTCCAATAACTATAAGTGCTGGATTTCACAAATGGGCGATATGATTCCAGGAACATCTCGTACTATTTCTGAACAACCTTATCTTGGTTCTCTATTCAAGTCGCAGAATGCTTCTACTTGGACTACTGACCAATCTCAAGATTTGATGTTCAAAATCTATCGTGCCGAGTTCGATATTTCTGGTGTTGGAACAGTTCAGTTCGTCAACGACGTTCTACCATACACAACTCTAGACAATAACCCATTGCAAGTCACAACTGGTTCTAATATTATTCGTGTGTGGCATTCAAACCATGGTCTGACTGAAGGTTCTAAAGTTACTATTTCTGGCGTAGCTTCTACTATTGCAGGTATTGCTTCTTCTCAGATTAATGGCGCTAAAGTTGTAGCAAACGTAGACTTAGATTCTTACACTATTACTTCTACTTCTACTGCTACTTCTACTGGTTACTTTGGTGGAACGACAGTAAGAGCGACGGGACAAGTTCAATATGACGTCTTTAACCCGATTGCTCAAGTTCAGAATTTCTCTGAAACTTCTACAACATATTCTGTTAAAGCGACAACAGGTAAGTCTGTAGATGGTAGCGAGACTCCTTATGTGCAGGATATTAGTTTCTCTTCTTGCCTTGGAAATGAGAATAACTATTGGGGTGCTCCTCGTGTTATTGCCTCTGAGACTAATGAGAACTACTTGATGTCTGGCAACAAGTCTTTGACTATGTCGGTTAACTTGTCTTCTAAAAACTCTTCGTTGTCTCCAGTGTTGGATACTCATCGTTTGAGTTTGGTGGCGATTAGCAACAGAATCAATAAGCCAAGTCACGCTAACATGGACGTTACACCAGTTGATTATGTAACTCTGTTTACTGGTGCAACTGGCGCTTGGTCTGTTACAGCTTCTGGAAATACAATCACTTCTACAAACGCTACAGTTCGTACCCTAATGCAGACTGTTGCAGTTGGACAGTGGATTCAGCTTGTATTGACTGGAGCTGGAAATAGCGGTTCTTATTTGGTCACAAACGTGACAGACGATGGAACTACTTGCACTCTGACTATCTCTGGAACATTTACAACGACAGAAACTACAAGCACTAGTGCTCAGACTTTCTCTACAATTAACCTGTTTACCGATGACATTTCGCCACTCGGTTCTTCTACATCGTCAAAATATGTGACTAAACAGGTAAAACTGGCTCTACCTTCTACGTTTATAAAGGTGCGTTTCTCAGCAAATATTCCTTCTGCTTCTGACGTTGAAGTCTATTACAAGACTACATTGGGTACTGGTAATCTGGATAAAACTAAATATATTGTAGCTACTCCAACTGGTTCTGTGGTTAAAACAGAAGTAGGTGACGATAGATTTTTTGATGTAGATTATTCAATAACTGGATTGAGCCCATTCGATGCCCTTCAGGTTAAATTGGCTTTGAAATCCTCTAACAGTTCAGCGATTCCAAGAATCAAAGACCTAAGAATTATTGCTTGCGCATAATGGAATACTTAAAAGTTGAAGGACGTGATAGCCTCGTTAGAGATACTTCTAACATGGCTATCATTAATACCAGCATGACTGAATACGAGGAATATATGGCTCGTAGAAATGCGGTTTTGGCTGAAAAAGAAGAAATGTCTACACAAAGACAAGAACTAAATAATTTAAAATCAGAAATATCTGAGATCAAACAGATGTTAGCACTGCTAATAAAAGATCGCTGATAACTAAGGGAAAATAATGGCGACACTCGTTTTAAGACAATCAAAGGGTTCTCCCCTTACAAACACCGAAGTTGATGCAAACTTTACCAACTTAAATACTGAGTTAGGTACAAAGTTAACAGCAACAAGCTATACTGCAGCGGACGTTTTAGCTAAACTAATTACTGTCGATGGAGCATCTTCTGGACTAGACGCTGACTTACTCGACGGGCTTAATACTTCCGCAACTTTACCTTCGGGTTCAGATAAAAGCACTGTTGTTACACGTGATGCTTCTGGTAATACTGCTCTTAATTCTTTAACCCTAGCTGGTGCTTTGGCTGGAACTTCTGCTACTTTCAGTGGCGCTGTTAGTGTTGGATCTATCACTATTTCTGGTGGTTCGATTCCAGTATCAGTTGGTGGAACTGGTGCTACTACTGCTTCACTTGCAAGAACTAACTTAGGTTTAGTGATCGGTACAGACGTTCAAGCATATGACGCTGAACTAGCTGCTCTTGCTGGTTTAACTTCTGCTGCAGATAGAGTTCCTTATTTCACTGGTTCTGGAACTGCATCTCTGGCAACATTTACGTCTTATGGTCGTAGCCTTGTTGCTGTTGCCGATGCAGCCACTGCTCGTTCTACATTAGGTTCAGTTATCGGTACTGACGTACAACCTTTCGCTTCTATTCTTTCTTCTGTTTCTGGTTTAACTACTGCCAGTCGAGGAATGATTGTTAAGAGTGCTGATGCTGGTGTAGTTTCCAGAAGTATTGCTGGTACTATTGGTAGAATCGTTGTCACTAATGGCGATGGCGCAGCTGGTAACCCAACTTTAGATTGTGGTTCAGACGTACCTTCTTTGGCAGCGAACAATACTTGGGCTGGAACAACGAACACTTTTAATGCTATCGTTGCTACAACCTTCACCCAATCATCTGACATGCGTTTGAAACAGAACATTCAAACACTAAATAATCCTCTCGGTACAGTTTGTAAGTTACGTGGTGTATCTTATGACCAAAACGGAAAGGCTAGAATCGGTGTCATCGCCCAGGAAGTCGAAGATTTTGTTCCTCAAGTCGTTGAAACTGATGATAATGGATTTAAGTCTGTTGCTTATGGCAACATTGTTGGTTTATTGATCGAAGCTATCAAAGAACAACAAGAAACTATTAAAGAATTAACTACTCGTTTAGAGAAATTGGAGAACTAAGATGGCGCAATATGGAGCGGTCGGATTTAGAAAAAGTGATGGTACAGACATTGTAAACATCTTCTGGAACTATTATGATGCTGGTAACAGAACATATACAGAACCAAACGCTAACTGCGCATGGAACTGTGCATGTAACGGAGCTAACTGTAACTGCGGTAACTGTGACGCTGCTGACTTAGGTTTTGGTGTTACTACTGATCGTCGTATCAATATCTTCCGTAACACTTCTGTTGGTGGCGCTATTAACGCTTCTACAGACGGTATTCGTCACGACAACCAAGATAATACAATGGGTGGCTTCCAGTGGTACAGATCTAATTGTAACTGTAACTGCGCTTGTAACTGTAACTGTAACTGCGCTTGCAACTGCTAATTAGGGGATATAATGTTAAAAATTTTTAAAACTGCACTTAGAGCGAACGAAGACGCTGAAAATCTCTACGAAAGAGACAGCAAACACAGAGCTACCATGCGTTTTGATGCAGCTACACAAACTATTCACGTTAAGATGGAAGAAATTATTCCTCCAAATCC